ATCAGATTTTCATCAACCGCCTGCTTAAAGCCCTCTACAATTTTTTTGAGCTTACTCCAAGATTACCGCCGAATTGATCCTGTAATTCTGCCGATAGAAAAATATGCAGGTTTGGATTATCTTTGCAGTCATCTCCAATTTCTTTAGGGTCAGGGTCAAGCAGGCAGCTGATTACTAACGTGTAAGAGGCATCATAGACTGATTTCTGAGACGTATCGATGAGCCGTTTATACTCAGCCCTTGTCGGCCTGCGTAGATAGTAATCTTTCTCACCGACCGTTGAGCAAATTACTCCGCCGTGCTCTTCTTTCCATCGTTGAATTTGTTCCTCTGTTGGCATAAATTATTTTTTCCTTTCTTAAATAATATCTCCAATAAAGAGATTTAGTTTAACGGTATTTCCTTTATCGTTTTGCTTGGCGCTGAAATCCCGCTTTTCGAATACGAAGTTCTGGAGCGTATCGGTATGAAGCGGCGAGTAATCAACGCTTATAAAATCAGAATCTTCGGGAACGGTCTTCGCCCCATAGCTGACAACTATCATACCTGGTTTGTTATCATATATTGTCTTACCTGCCGCCCTGGCAACATTATTTAAAATGTCGTAGGTATTGCGTGTTAAGGTTATATCACCCGAAGCTTTGTAATTTCCTCTGCCAACGCCCACGGCCTTTGAACCGCCGGCATATTGCCCTTCCCATTCCTGTTCGTCGGAATAGCTAATCTCGGTAACTCCTGAATAAAGAATTCCGTTTATGAAGATCTGAATATCTTCCCAGTCATAGTTCTTACCGTTTATCAAATCATCACCTCCTATTTACCAAGACCAACGGTTAGAATGATATCACTCATAATGCCAAACACTTTAAAGGTCATTTGAACCTTAACCTCACCGGTTGAGACGATATCCTGTCCTGCAGGAATAAATACTTCGTAGCCCCTGATTTCACCGTCGGACTTCATTGCCTCAAGCGGTCCCTCGCCGGTTTTTTGCAAAGCTATCAATCCGGCATCATCGGCGACAGATTTAACAAAAGGAATCATGGCAGTACGAGCTTGCTTAACGCCTTTATATACAGGCCGCAAATTCTCAAGAGATTGGAAATCGCTGGTAATGGCCGCCATCGTCCGGCCTCCAGTCGCCCTAAACCCATGCCCCGGCCAGAACCGGAAAGTTATGTAACGACCCGATTCATCAAGCGTTTCGATCTGAGCCTCATTGAGATCAAGGGGAAACAGGGAAAGCATGTTGTTGATTCTCATGCCGCCGACCCAGCCGATCGATTCGTTGACTATTGCTTTGGCTATCAGCCCATCAATAACGCCGGCGCCGTTGCGAATCAGAGCTTCACCGTTTTTATCGGTGAACAATCCCCAGCCGGCGCAGACAGCCACATCATAATCAAAAAATGCTGCCGAATCGGTCAGCAAACTTGTAATCCACTGATCAGTGGTTTCCTCCGCTCCGGGTTTATCTGCTTCAAGAAGGAAGTAGATGTATTTGTAGCTTGCCTTAATAGTTGCATTGAGGGTTGATATTGATGCCCAGAATGTGTTGTCGGTGGTATCGGTTACATGTATCCAGGCGATCTCATTACTTTCGACAGCTACTTCAACGGCATCGAGTACTTTTTGAGTAGTCGGTTTCGCTTCAGCACATGACCATGTCCAGAAATCGTTGGCGACAAAGCTGCCCGCTGGTGTGGCATTATCAGTGAGTTGAACACTTGAACCGTTTCCGAGTGATACCGTTTGCGGAGATGAAATGCCAAGTGTTATCTCGTCGCCGTAACTGATTCCGCCGTTTTTCGATATCTTGATTTTAACGCCGCCTCCGACAAGTGAACCATCGGCGCCGCCATCGGTGATAACGAGTATAAAATCTCTATCATTCTTTGGTGTTCCTGTAGCGGCCACCTCGCCGGTCCCTGTATTGCCGCCATCAGCCGTTGGTGTACCCGCATCCGCGGCCGTACCGCCGGTGGGATCAGATTTAACGGCGATGATCTTACCGGCACCTTTGGTAGCAAAAGCATCAAGAATCCGCTCAAGCAGCGTGCCTGCCTCAAATGTATCCTCGGCGGTGGCCGGATCGTTCAGAATATATATTTCCTCATTGTTACCCAGCGAGGCATTACCGACAATTCCAAACACCCCTGAATTAGCAGGAGGTATCATCCCGAGCCCGCCGTCTTTAATTGTTGGCTTTACGTTTCCTAATGACATTCAGGCCTCCTATTTCTTTCCACCGATCGGACGTTTAAGCCATTCGTTCAATTTAGACTTGAACTCCGATTCGGTAATTTTATGATCATCTGACCACCCGGCGAATATCATAACTCCGGATAGATAGTAGGGCTTGACCCGAAGGACTTTCACCCACTCGGCCGGAGTTTTTAATTCCTTGCTCTGGCTTGATCCGGATTTGGCCAATTTGCTAATGCCAGACGAGCCTATTGAATCTTCCATACATCCCTCCATCAGGGTTTAAATTTGCTATGTTTTTCTATGACACGCCCTTAGTTCGGCAATCAAGGTATTGTTCTGATTAATCACCACATCAACCGAATTCGCTATTTTAGGCGTCCATTCCATTAAATTTGATATATTTGTTTCATTTTTACTGATGCGGCTGTTCATCGGGAAAATGACAATAAGCAAAGTTCCCACTATGCCTATTAGCATTCCACATACGGCCACAAGTATATAAACTTCGATATTACCTCCCATCAGTTCCCCACCTCCGCAATTGCTTTTCCGATTAATGGTATTTGTTTCTTATAATAAAGCGCACCCTCGATAATGACCGAAGTCAGTCCCCGGTAAAGATCATTCCTGGTATCCGAATAAGGTTGTGCTTTTTGATCAAGATTAATTCGATATATATAGCTTCCATCATGAATAGCTCTGTTTTCAGTGATGAAATCTCTGACCTGTTCTTGATAACCCGTAAAATTGTCATCGCCGAATAGTTCGATACCATCAGCCGTATATATTTGAATAACTGTTTTAATAATGAAAGTGTCAGTACAATAAGTTAATTCAGACATTGAAATGGTTACCCACGAATAGGTCTCCCCTACGACCAGGTTCCCCTCCGACCCAAAAGTGAGTATCGTCCCATCACCAATTTCAACCTGGCCGCTTTCGGGGATGACCTGAGAATCTTCAAACGTTTCTCCATTGTCTTTTGATAATTGATATTCGGCAACGCCTAAACTGCCCGAGACAGTTATCTTTAATAAGAAATCGTTATTTCCACGGTGGTCACCAGATATAGAATATGAAGCGGTAGAACTGCCAGCGTGGATAATATCCGAAACGGTTTGAATCTCCTTTTTGTCAGCCAATGTATAAGCCGAATCATATTTCTGGGACGCAATAACCATCGCCATATATGGCTGATCTTTTTTAACCTGAGCACTTTCGATAAATTCATAATCTGGGAACTCAAGAGAATACCGTCCCTTGAATACTTTAGAACCATCTATGCCAACGATTTTCTCGGATATCAAACTGGCCAATCTTTTAACCACTTTAGACATTTAATGCTCGCTTAGCCGCCTTCTCATAATTGTTAACGATATCATCTTCTACCTCTTTTGCCGATGGTTCCCAGAGTTCTCTGGCAGGAATCCTGCCGTCTCTTGTGCCGTCCTCATGAACCATGCCAATATTTACAATTTCCTCTCCATCCTTGTTTGTTTCGTTCCTTGCAACGCCGACTTCACCGGAGTATGGATTAATCTGATAAGAAGTGATCGCATTTCGATAAGCCCCTGTGGCGATCAATATCTTTTCAGACAATCTTCTGCTTGAAACCTTCCTACCTGCCCTAATTTTCCTCCTGCGCAACTTTGGGTTCTGGCTTTGAAGCTTTCGAACCATCGTGCCTTCAGCCAGAGGCGGCCAGTTTAAATCCTGATTATCGAGATGACCAACAACCGTTTTTTCAATGAGCTGTAAGCTTTCAGCTGTAGCCTTCTCGGCTTCTGATTGAAGCTTAGGCGCAATCTGGCCGAGCATCTTCTCAACCTTGTGCCAGTCACCTTTCAGCACAGCGTGCTATCCTTTGCGTCCACCGCCCTTTCCGCGCCCATTACCTTTTCCTCCGCCGGGACCACCCTTCTTACAGGGTCCTTTATTTATTGAACCACGACCTCCACCGGGCATACCCTTACCACCACCACGACCATCTTTAGGACCAGTCATAAAATCCTCCATTTATTCATCAGTTTCTGTAGCAGCGCTAATTTTCACCACTATGGGCGGTACAGCACCTGTTGCTTTTAATCCTAAACGACCAGCAACAAAATCAGCCTCATCTTTAAATTGCTTGATCTGTTCTTTGAGATATTTTAGTTTATCCTGAGCTTCATGAACCAATCCGTCGGGGCCATCCTTAGCCTTGGCATCTTCCTTATAGCGATCCAGGACGCGTTGCAGAACTTTCACTGCCGCCGTATCAGCAATGAAGATTTTCTCCATAACGGCTAATTCACTATCCTTCTTGTCATCAAAGCCATGAATAGCGCGAACTTCCTCGATAGCCATTTCTATCAAGGAAGGGGCTTTTTCTGTCAACACCTCTTTGGTGACAATAACCCGGTCTTCGACCAGTTGCTTAACGGTCTGAATAGCCATTATCTGACTTCAATCAGTTCCTTCGTTGCTAACTTCTGCTCGACAAACAGAGTGAATTTAACTTTCTGAGGTTTGCTTTTGGTGCCCTTAATCCAAGTTTTAACGCTGGAGTCATAGAACCGTCCACCATAAAGCGCTATGTTTGGAGAGAGATAGACCGTGATTGTTTCAGGTTTCTTTTTGTTTTTTTCTTTTACTGGCGGTTTGCTTTTCTCGCTCTCCTTCATCGCCTTGATTTGCCCCAAAAGAATCGCTTCAATAGAATCGAGATCATTTTTCTTCAATCCTTTCAAATCATCGGAGGTCAATTCAAACACTTCTTTGACGATACCCTCAGCAGGTGTTTCAGGAGAATCTTTGACGGCAAATTCTAAGCTGTCGATCAGGTTGGCGACTTTTTTTTCATCGCCAAGCTTTTCTAATAGTTTCTTAGCACTATCATTATTCATAATAATCCTCCGATTAAGAGTAATCCCAGACCCTGCTGGCATTGGTGTAAATTTTGGCAAATCCGGCAACCTGGGAAATGACAGTATCTTCGAACTGATGATCAATGACCTTGTCAACTTCCGTAAGTTGCGACCCTGCTTCACGAATCATTTCCAAAGCAGCAGATTTATCCACTGCGATCAGGCTATTTGCTGCCACGGTTGAAAACTTTCTCAAGATAACACCCAACGGAGAAATCAATTTGCCAGTTGCCTGATAATTAAATCCCGCCTGAGGATCTTTAAATTCGGTAAGTTTCAGGATTGCGACTACTGCAGCTTTAGATCCGACCCAGATATCAGCTTCGTAATCACTCCACTCCATATCAAAATCGATCAAATTATCATAGTTCAGTGTCGTCAAATCGAATACCGGAGCAGAGTTTGAATTGCCGTCGCCGTTAACGATAACATCGAGAGCCCATTCAACCATGTCACGACGCAATCTTCGACCTATTAGCTGCAAATGAATAGACAGTTGCGGGAGATTCATTCGGCGTAGAACCTCATAGGTGGCTTCAATTTTATGACCGAATTTGACCAGTTTTATTGTCTTGTCTGCGAAAGAAATAACCGTAGTTGGGAAAGCGGCCTTCTCGCCAACTCTGAATGCTCCCCGTTCACCAGTTTCATAGGAAGCGCTTACAGACTGATAAGCAACAGAATCAATATCCTGCGTAGAGGCAATTAAATCATCCAATCTGCATTCATTCCTTCCGAGTTCCATTCCAAGTAATACCTGGCGATTGATGAACTCGGGAAAGAGCACTTTGGATTCATTAGTCTTGTAAAAATCCTCAACAAGTGACACCTCACTCCCGGAAATATTCAGTCCATGTTCCATCAATTGCTTTTCAAAGGCATCGAGATCCTTATCGCCCGGATCGAGCGTATTTAATAGCTGAGTAAAGGATATGCCCCTTGACTTAGCTTCAGTGTACATTTCTTTTTCAAGTGTTAATTTCATTTAATTTTCCCTCCTAAATAGAGTTAATTTTCAATTTGTCTTGTTAGCCTAAACAGAACGTAACCTTGGTGTTGGTTGTATCAACATCAACAACCCAGTAATAGGTATCGCCCAGGGCTGGCGTTGCAACTATTTGAACTCCGCCTGTACCGTCAGCCTCGAGAGCCACAAAGCCTAAGCTCGGCGCCGAGCCGGTATAATCCAGGGTAACAAAACCTTCGCTTTGAACCACTGCAAGCTTGTCTGAGGGGTCAATAGTTTTAACAACTCCGATGAAATTGTCAGTGGCAGAGCAGAGACCAACAGTGCCGTTAGCGCTGACTTTAACAACCTTACCCTCATCTGTTCCCCTTGTTAATGCTGATAAAAAGCTGATGCCATTAGCATCAATGTTTCTAAAACTTACGGTGTGAACACTCATAATTTTCTCCTATTGTTTAACTTAAATTTGTTATCATCTAATTTTGCTTAGTTTGAAATCATCCTTTCTTTGTTCATTAAGTTTCTCTTCGTGAATTTCCTTAGAGCTTCTGCGAGTTAGCGTCGCTGGTTTCCCACATTCGGAACAAATTCCAGGTATCTTTTCTTCGACTTCCTTGCTGAACTCAGAGACATAAGTCTTCGCCTGTTCAATTGTCGCATCCTGTATGAGCTTTAGCATTTCTTCAGAAGCATTCTCACCTTTTAGAAGCTTGTAGAGCTTTTCAGCCTCTTTGCGCTGATCGGCGAGATAGGTTTCGCCGACTGCAGCCATTGGCTTCAAGTCCTCCAGCTTGCTAAGACTCTCAATATCGGTGGCGAATCCATCCCGTTCAGTTTTTAAAGCGGCGTGATCGGCAATCAATGTCGCAAAGCCTTCGTTTAACTGATCCTCCGATGGGACCTCATTTTCTTTAAGTCCGAGATGGGTTAAGATTTCAATTTTCCATTTCATGGTTTTCCTCCTGTAAATATTAGTTGTCACTTCCAATTTTGACTTTGCCCGGGAGCTTCCCTGCATCAGGCACTTCACCTTTCCAGACGAGGGAAAATTCCCCATAATTTTTGATTTTTATGACATCTATTGTCACGAGTTTATCATCAACTTTTTTGCCAAGCATATTAAAAAACTCGTCTGCGGGAAGATCATGAGACTTTTCCCAATCCAAACTTATCTGAACCGACGCTTTCTTAACGGCTGGTGGTTCCATAAGCATTCCCCGGGCGATTTCTGGAGCTTTGATTGCATCTATCATCACCTCAACATTTATTCCGGGTGGAGTTTTCGTTTCATCCCACCATGCTCGTGGAATAACGCCAAGCCAGTCTTCAACATAATGTTGATGATTAGGATAGACTGTTTGTTGCTTGTTAAGCAGTTTCGCAGAATTTTTTAATACATTGCCAATAGTGAAATTTAAAAAACGGCCAGGCGTTATAACCTTCGAAATAGCCCTATAGGTTGAATAGACAAAGTCTTCAGGTTTCGGCCTTAAATCCCGAGCGGATAGCCCGCCTTTCTCGGCGGCCTGCAATCTGACCTCCAAGCCTTCAATATCAGTCTTTGAATGATCAACAGATACTATGCCACATTCAAGTTCAGCTCCTATCGAACCATCGCTCTGCAGCTTAATTCCCTGATTCGCCAGAGATTCGGCTAATTCTGCGGATAAGGAGAATGTATCATCTGAGGATTTCAATTTACCACTGTTTGATTCAATAGTTTTTGAATCAAGATTCAAATCGTTCATATGGTTTTTGAGATGTTTGCTTGCACGTGAAACAAGCATCTCTTTTGTCATACTGGAAGTTACAGGTTCGATTTCTTTCACATTTTCCAGCATCACTGCAAGATGTGATTTGTTCACATGGTCATTAGAATCCCAGGGCGTCTTAACGCCTAGATCGTGATGCGGTAAGTGGCGGGCATTTTTGTTGTTGGTCTTTCCGTTAATATAATCGGGTTCGATAACTGCGAATGAGGCATCGGATAAATTATTGACGTAATCGATATCCCAATTTGCCAAGCCATAAACTGCTTTCCAACATGCTTTACACATAATCTCTCCTATCTATCAATAACCGCCCGATATCATTCACTGCTGCAGGATGGCGAGCAATCATGCCAATTGATCCTGAGCGCTGTTTAGTGTTAGTCCCCTTAAACTTTTTATGAGACTTACCAGACCGCTTATTTTTCTTTTTCATTTTATCTTTACCCTTCCGCGGCAACGCCCATGAAAAGGCGGACCGACTATATCGTTGGCTATAAAATCTTCCATTGAATGTTTTCTGGCATAATCTGCAGGGTCTTTTTTCCAGCCCTCGGGCGCCTGGTCATAGACTCGTTCAACAAATGCATCAGACTCAAGAAATGACAATTCCATTATTTTTTGATCAGCATGAGCAACCACAAACTCCTTGCCGTGCATTTCCCGGCAGGTTTCACAGGTTATACTGTCCATCACTTCAGAAATGACCGCTTTAGCCGCCCTCATCTCAGATAATTGTCTTATATGTCCCCAGTTACGCAGGCGTGACACCGAAGAATCAACAATGTTTTGAACCTGGCTTTTTGATATGTCACCGAGTTCTTTACCAAATGTCTTCATGAAACCATCGACTTTTGCTGTCCTGCCCTCGAGGTGTTCGACTTTCAGAAAATTGAGCATTCTTTTCTGAACAGGTTTATTAGTGATATGTTTGGAAATGTGAAAATCATCGAGGCTGTTCAAAAACTTTATAGCCCTTCGATCCGGCATAGATAGCCTGACAGGAATTCTTTTCCCTTTTTGAAGTCGATCTCGGAATCGATAATACTTAAATATAATTAGAACGTCCTGAAGGACATGTTTCTTCAGATCAAGTTTTAGAAGTTCCGCCGGATGATACTCAACAAGCATATCATACACCGCTTTAGCAAATACTTCGGGTGAATGTGAAACGAGAAATGATAGTTGAGATTTTATGCCGCCGAGAGCCCCCGCTAAAGCCGCCTGGTTAATCTGTTCGACATCACTGAAATATTTATCTATGAACCGTTGCCGCCGGCGTTCAATTATCCCTTCGGGATCACGGTTATCATCCTTTTTGCGTGGAGCCAAAGATATTTGTATTGGCCCTGCAATATTCTTAACATGATATTTACCGTTCTTAAATGATAATTGGGCTACAAACTTATTTGATTGTTCAGATTCTCCCGTATCCGGTTCAAATTCTACATTGTAGGCTTTTTCATACCCAAGTTCACGAGCCGCATCGTCCGGGCTGATAATACCAGCATCCATTTTGCTTATGACGGTATCGGTGCGGATTGCTTCGGCTTCGGCTTCCTCATGCGGTTTAAGCGCATCGTTAGGATTGAAATGAACGGATACATCATCCATGAGAATTCCATTTAATAGAAGATCAAGTCTATATCCTTTTTCGATAGCGCGCTTTATCAGCATCTGGTAATTTTCAACCTGTTTAATCATTATTGCATAAACTACACCGGCATAGGTTTCTGTAGTGGAATATGATCTTCCAAGAAGCGCAGGGTCGGTTTTTAAGCCGGAGGCAACTTGCTCTTCGTTCATCTGCAGTATTTCTTTTGCGCCTCGGGCATCACCAGCTATGTTGTGGTGGCCTATTTGCATATTATCGAAATGAGCGGCTACACCATCCCTGTAATTTGTTGCAAAGTTAGTTGCGAACTCATTCAAATAAGATGATAATCTATTCTGATAAGCTGCGTCGGTTTCCCCTGGAGCTTGAGAGGGCGCTTCGATGGCAACTGAAATAAATCCTAACAGCCCAAGCTTCTTAATGATGAATTTCATGTTTTCCATCATGAATAATTGAATTACTGCATTGCCAAGTGCAGCTAAAAATGGGGGTATCCCATAAGGCGAGTTGTCTGATGTTTCCATGGCTGAATAAGCGTAGGTTGTTTCGTTTAATTCGATGTAATCATTTTTATTTTGAATGTACTGATTTGCTTTATATACATCATCTTTCCTGTCATACTTGAAACGTATAGTTTTTACCGGAACCAGAACCACCTTTTCAATTCCAGATAAATCGGGTTTAGCCACCCATTCAATCGATAAGGCTCCCGATACAGCCATTTGGCGGAGTAATTTATTTACCAGCTGATCAGTATTGATTGTTGCGGCAAGTTTGTTTAAACGTTCAGTGGCAGCATTAATTACATTTTCTCTTGAAGCAGTAATAGTAATTTCATGACCTGTATTTCCAAGCTTAATAATATTTGAAAGGGTCTGTGAAAAATCAGGATTAGAAACACAAAGTTTCTCAATAATGTCTAAGAATGCAGTTGGCACTTTTGGATCAATTATGTTAAGTCTCGAATTAGCAGTATTCAATAACGAACTGTAAGTCACCACTTCGTCAGAAGATATCCTTTTTCTGGGTATAGGTATGATTGCCTTATCCTTTTTCTTCTTCTTTAGAAAATCAAACAGACTCAAATCACACCCCTACCTTTGGGAATACTGGCGGAATCAATACGCTCGTTCTCTTAGCCGGGCGCGCCATAAGCAAAGCCAACGCCAGTGCCCAGAATCTATCCGCATGATGCTTTTCGTTTTTATCAACGGAATATCGGACTGTGCCAAGAATAGAGGTTTCTTTCTTTACCGAATGAATCTGCTGGATCAGCTCCCGGTCTTGTGGAATTACTATATTCCCGCGCTCACATACTATCCGAACATCTGTAGCCATCCGTTCCTTAACAGCAATGGTATCCTTTTTATCCTTTTTGCTTTTTTTAGTGTCAGCTTCTACTTTCGAGGCAAAGTTTACCGGTACTACTATATTGCGATATTGATTAGACATATCCTCTGCGAGATTCATGCCGAGGCCGGTTTCATCAATGGCTATCTTAGCAATTGGCAGCGTATCCAATGCTTGGGACAGAATATATTTCTGCTCATCGAAAGACTTATTCCGCATGGTAACACACATGCGATAGAAGAATTTGTTTTCGATTTGTTCGAGGATTATTAATTCCGACGGGTGTTTTCTGCGGCCAACATCATAGCCAGCCCAAGGTATGCCTTTAAGATTTTCTTTAAATTCTTCAAAGCTATCATAAAGTATTAATTCGGGATCGACACATGACATGATCAAATCAACAGGAATAAATGCATCGACTTCATCCTGGAACATGAGTTCGCATTCCTGCTGAAAATCTTCAAGGAACGAGCTTTCAAATATTTCGACAAGGGCGGGAGTTCCAAATTTATATACTCGCTCCTCAGTGAGCATGTTGGGAGCTTCTATTGAGGCTCTGAGAATATCCCTGCAGAGTGCCGTCGACAACCACCAAGGAATCTCGTAATGTTTGAAGTTTTGGAATTTACCCTCGGCGCCAGTTTCGATATCGTAAAACATTCCGATCTTGGCCAGCGGAGTTGATCCGATCATCAATTGGCCACCCCGGGATGTCATCCATATAGCGGCTTTATAAATTTCCCTGGCTCTCTTCATGAAAGCCATTTCATCGATGTAAACGTCCGCAGGTCCCTTGCCCCGCGGTAAAAACATCGTGACGATTCTGCTACCGTTTGAGAAACCGAGTTCTGTTTTGTTATTAGTGGTTAACTTGGCTTTTGCATCACTTCGAATAGACTCGTGAATTTCCCGCGCATAAATTATTTTTTCATAGGCGTCGTCGAGATTCATGGAAACAAATACTGAAGTATTTCGAGGGATTAGATTTGATTTGGCCACTGCCTTGGCGGCATACGGTCCAAAACTCCAGCCTATTTGGCGAGCCTTTAGTCCGATTATAAACTTTGAATCATCATCTAATACTTCACGCTGCCACGAGTCGAATACTATGGGATCATCAAGAATTGAAGCTAAACCCTCAATATAACCAGAATTGGTAGCTAACCAATCAACATCATTGGCGTATTGATTAGGAACTGCCATCAGAATCACCAGGATTATTAGTAGTAATTTTAATTTTTTCACGCCTTGCCCGAATCTCAACCAGCAGATCCCCATCACCTATACCGCCGTCTCCTGTAGCAAATCCCAGCTTACTGAGGTTGGCCACAAATGAATCATCACATTTTCTAAGCTCCTCGAGAATGAAAAGCTTTTTTGCCAGGGTGCGATCCAATCGTTTCTTGTATTTAGTAATTTGAGCAATAATCTGAAGCCTTTCTGAACCCTCGGATGTTGCAAGCAAAGCCTCCAATTCTTTCTGTCGCTCCATTGAGGACAGTTCATCTCGCTCAACCTTGGCCAGGTCGTTCCAAAGAATTTGTACACGTTCATCAGACCGAAAAGTAATATCTCTAATGATGTCATCGAGATTGCCTTCACCGTTTTTTTTTGCTGCTTTAAACTCTTTGCGGATGGCAGCGATATCTCGTTTGATTTGACGCTCTGAAAACTTTCGCCCATTAATATCGACCTTGTCGGCAATATCTCTGGCTGTCCAGTGCCTAACAAAATAAAGCCTCTTGACCTGAGAGCGACGATCGGCAATCTCTCTAGCAGTAGATCTCCTCTTACTTCTTTTGCGTCTGCCGTTTTTCTTACTTGATTTTGCTGGCATAACATTAGGCCATTACCTCATGCAGCCATCCCGGGTTGGCTAAGCAATTAATTGCACAAAAAAATCTTTTATCGTTTTGATACATAAAGAGTTACAAACTCTCTTTCTCTTGACTTCCCCGCACACGGCCTTATGTTACAGATGTAAGTTAAAGCAAATCAACAGGTTAAGGAGATTGTAGCGATGGCAAAACAGAATCAAATCAAAAGCGAAAGGGCGGGGGAATTCACATTCGGTATTGAAATCGAGTGTTTCATCAGGCGGCGTAGAGGAATGCCTCTGGGCAATTATTATTGCCCGCTGGAAATTGGTAATGGCTTCCCCGAAGGATGGAAGATTAAATCAGACAGCAGTTTAAGAACATCGTTGAGATTACACAAGGCGGTTGAAATAGTCAGCCCTATCCTAAAAGGTGTTGATGGGCTCGAACAAGTCAAACAGGTAACGGTGAAACTTGCCGAGCTTGACGCCAGAGTGAACAGAACCTGCGGTTTTCATGTTCATGTCGGAGCGAAATCGGTAGCAGGTGAATTGGCCGATGATGTAGCAGGTTGGGTAAGCAATTTAATCAATCTGGTTGGTCAACATGAAACTGCGCTTTACGCTTCAACGGGCTCGAGGCACCGGGTAAAAAATTGTAATTATACAAAATCAATTAAGCATCAGTACCCAGAAAGTAAACGGAATGAACTTAAAAAGAAAAAGTGGGATGTTTTAGCCCGGGAAATTACAGGAATGGACAGATACAGAACATTGAACGTAAACAATATGCTTAAAACTCAGATGACGGTGGAATTCAGAGCCTTCGCAGGTACTGTAAGTTTCATCAAGATACTTGGCCACATCCAGACAGCGCTGGGATTAGCTGAAAAGGCTCTCGGGGCAGCGGTTCCATTCAAAGCCCCAAGAACAAATATATATCGGGGTGGTGATGGCCAAAAAGCATTGGAAAGAATTTTCTACCTGCTCGGTTGGAATCTCGGACGTAAGGATGTTGGCAAGCTTGAATGCTCAGCCTTCGGATGGATTTGCAGCCTCGATGAACTGAAAACGGTTAAGACTGAACTACGCCGCTTAGCTTGCAAATTCGATTCAGAAACCGAAAGTGAATGTTAAGTTTTCAAAGAACTCTCTTTAACCTGAAAACCCGCCTTGACCAGATCGGCCAGGGCGGTTCCTTTTTTCTTCTTATCACTGCTTTTTAAAGCAGTTTCAATTATTTCCTTTTCCACAGCGGTTACTTGAAAACGAATCGTATCGAGTGATTCCTTCTCGTCTTCTGATGATTTGGTCTCAATGGATTCCTGCATATCGCTGGGCAATTTTAATAAATCAAGCCTATCGAGCAATTGAGGTTTACTATCCGGAAGCACTAATGAAAGATCATCAAGCGTATATTTCTCATTAAGCTCATGAACAAGTTCAGCATATTCCTTTGGTTTGGCTTGGCCTCGCATATAGTTAAGATTAACAGTCATTATCTTGGCGCCCTCATCGGTCACCTTAACAATATTGATTTCAACTTCTTTGTGGCCGAGCTCTCGAAATATTTTCCAGCGGTGATATCCATCTATAATCTCAAAGCATGAACGCTTTGTCGGATGTGGACGGGCAACCAGAGGCAACACAGATCCATTGTTCTCGATGAAACTTTTAAGCTTTTTGTAGATTTTTTGTTTGATGTGATTAGGATTCCAGGTGTTGGGAATTAGGCGATCGATTTTAACCTTTTGAATTTCCATCAGGCAACCCTCCCAACCAGAAGAACTTCCTGCTTGCCAGTTTCAACTGCATCACCGGAACCATAGCTATGAGAATGATCAACTGGAATATCGATGACTTCTTTTCGGAACTCTTTGAGAAGATCGATATACTTTTCCTTATCAATTATCCTGCGGCCAACGGAAAGGATTAATACCGGGATGTGACTGCAGCTTTCGAATAGCTGAGCAGTGGTTGTAATCACCTGTTTGGAATTGAAAACGCTGTGCTTAACGGAATCAAACTTCTTGCCGGCAACAACGCTATCAAGCACCTTGTAATGTTGCTCATAGCTTTCGGCGCCGTAATAAGGCGGGTCGAGATAAACGGTATCGCCCGAGACATGCTTTAAAAATTCAAATATATCTTTCCGGTATATTTCGTTATCATAACCATTAGAAAATATTCCGCCGTTAATTTCTTTGGCCAATTCCTTGATAACATCATATAACGGCCGGGAGTAGCGCTCCCTTAAACCCTGAATTGTATCTGTAACATCATCACTGTCTGAATTCATATATTCGACGGCATTGATATGGCTAAAGGAAGCCTGGGGTCTATAAAACGTCAGTATTCGTATCAAGAGATAAAGCATTAACGATTTTTTAATCGGATCGTTTATCTCATCGATGTTTGCCCGGGCATTGTCGAGAAAATCTGTTAATTCAATGGTATATTGCTTTGGATGATTGTCTCGAATAAAATGATTATTGCTTGGATTTTCTTTATACAGGCGAACGATGTCGGCATCTTCAATATAAACATCATCGTTGACGATCAAGGCATGGCCCAATACGGCGGAGCGTTCAGCCATATCATTGCTGATCACTCGAAAGCCTTTCGCCTTGGCCAAAAGCGAAACAGATCCACCGCCTAAAAAGCCGTCGATGAATGTTTCTCCTTCCGCATATTTAAGTATCCTGTTCGCCAATTTTCTCTTACCTCCGAAAAACGGCATTAAAGCCTTATACATCTTCAGCATTATCCCTCTCCATAATTCGTAATTGACAAGTTATCCCGTGAAGGCTGATAATAGCATTATCTCGCGCTGGGAGTAGCCTTCGGGCGGGTCCGCCTACAACGGATTCAGTTGGAAAGGGTTCAGCTTTCCGATTTGCTCCTGGCT